CCGCGCAACTTCGTGAAGTGGATGTCTTTCACCTGACCAACTCCTTAGGAGAGTGATACGAGATGAGTACGCTGACTGCTGATCCTGGATTTGCTCGTGGGCAGGTGCTTGGCATCCTGTGGAAGGCCTATGACGCGGAGACCGGCGACGGCTCTCATGTCATCGGCGCCCGCAAGGTGTTCCGCGACGAAGACCCGAAGTCCGGCAAGATCCTTAGCAACCGCACTGTCGAGTGCATTGCGGTGAAGAACGTGTCGGGCGGCGCCCTGCTGCCCGGATCGTTGGTGAAGTTCAAGGCTGCGGCGACGACCGGTCAGTTCTCTGGCGGCATTCTCGGCGAAGTGGACGCTACGGCGACCACCACCAACGCCACTCCCGCCGCGAACGGCCTGATCGGCATTGTGGATGAGTACCTCCCCACCGCCGGCGTGGCCGACAAGGAAGTGTTCTGGCTCGTGATTCGTGGACCGTCGACTGTCACGAAAACGTCCACCAGTGTCTCGGCCGGCGCCGCGTATGGCACCTCTGCTACGGCTGGTTCGGCTGCTGCCCACACGGCTGGCACCACCACCCTGATTGGCTATGCCATCGAAGACAGCGCGACGACGTCTGGCCGTCTCCTGGTTCGGACCGCTGCAGGCTTCTGATAAAGGCCCGCGATCTCGTGACGATACGGCCGCTGGTAGGGTGGGACGCCTACCAGCGGCCGTTCTTTTTGGTATAACTTTGTACACGTATGAGCGACCAGGTCTGTACGGACTGCGGCGGATCCTTCCCGCTGTCGCAGGACCACTGGAAGAAGCGCAAGGACGGCCGCTGGGACACTCGCTGCTTGATCTGCAGGGCGAAGGTCAATCGCGGCAAGCGCGCCAAGCGCAAGGAACTGGACTCCCGCGCCATTGAGCAGGGTGCGGTCAATACGTTCCTCGCAGCCGCCAGGCAGGGCGGGGAAAACATCCCGCACTCCAGCGAGCTCCTCGAGAGGCTCATGGAGTATTTCGGTGGAACGAGCGGATTCTCTGCCCTGCTCGTCAAACAGTATTTCGACTCCGCGCCAGGCGGAGCGACGCGCACCAAGATGCTGGACTCGTTGGTCCGGCTGGTTGTCAAGAACACCGACATGGGTGGGGCCAAGAAGCCTCTGGGTCAATGGACGGACGACGAGCTAGAGAAGGAGCTGGACAGCCGGCTTCTGGTTCTGGCGCAGCAGTTTCAAGGGAGGATCGTAGATGGGACGTTCGCGCAAGAAGCCGGTGGCCCCGCCGCCGCTGCCATCGGTCGCGAAGATGGGCGGGTTCGCGGCAGACCAGCTAAGAGAGATCCAGTCCGAGCTCGCCGACCGAAGAATCGAAGCACTAAAGCTCTACCAGCCAACGCCGACGCAGGCGGAGATGCACGCCTGCAAAGCAAGTGAAATTGTAGTTCTCGGCGGAAATCGCTCAGGCAAGTCTCTGTCTACGTTTGTCGAGGACGCCCGTGCCGTCTGCGGCGTGGATCCGCATCAGAAGTACCCCGAGCGCGACGGGAACTTGGTGATTGTCGGCCGCGATTGGAAGCACATCGGGATGGTGGTGTACCCGATGCTGTTTAGAGCAGGCGCGTTCAAGATCATCCGGGATGAGAAGACGCAGCAGTGGCGCGCCTTCAATCCTGCCACCGATGCCGCCCGGCAGAGCGAGGCCAAGCCAGCCCCTCCGCTTATTCCGCCGCGCATGGTCAAGAAGATCGCATGGCTCCTGAAGAGCGCGCGGTACATCCAGAGTGCGGAGCTGACGAACGGGTGGACGATCTACTTCTTCAGCTCTGAGGGCGAGCCACCGCAGGGTTTTCAGGCCAACAGGGTACACATCGACGAAGACTTGTCGTCGGAAGCCTGGCTTCCCGAAATGCAGGCGCGACTTGCCGACCGCAAGGGATGCCTCTGCTGGAGCGCTATGCCGCACAGCAAGAACGACTCGCTGGCGGGCCTCGCGGAGCGCGCCGACTCAGCAGCGCTGGCGAACAACCCCAATCCGGACATCGTCAAGTTCGTTCTGCGGTTCCTGGACAACCCGCACATCGACGCCGACGAGAAGCGCAAGAACATCGAGCGATGGGCCTCTCTTGGCGAGGACGTCCTGAGGATGCGCAGCGAGGGCGAGTTCGTCACAGACTCAATCCTCTGCTACCCCACGTACACCATGACGGTTCACGGCTACGACCGATCGGAGCTTCCCAAGAACGTCGTGCCGGACGACTGGACCAGGTACGCCATAGTCGATCCCGGACACTCCGTAACGGCCGTCCTGTTCGGGGCTGTGCCGCCGGACGAGAGCATGCTTTTGGTGTACGACCAGTTGTATATACGCCAATGCAATGCCGTTATTTTCGGGGAGAAATTCGCAGAAAAGGTGAAAGGCCAGTCCTTCCATGCCTTCCTGATCGACATGCACGGTGGCCGCATCCGCGAGATCGGCTCGGGCCGCCTGCCGGTGGAGCTGTACTCCGAGCAGCTGCGCCAGAGAGGGGTTAGTAGCGCCGTAACCGGGTCCAGCTTTCTGGCCGGCTGCGACGACATCGCCGCCCGCATGGCAGCCACCCAGAACTATCTCCACATCCGGCCGGAGGGCACGCCAACCCTGCGCATTTTGCGCGGCGCATGCCCAGATCTGGAGCGCGAACTAAAGCGCTACAAGAAGAAGGTGAACTACCTGGCGGGCACTTACATAGTTACCGACCAGCCCAACACGCGCGGGGAAGTCCACGCCTGCCAGTGCCTCGAATACCTGTGCGCCTACCGGCCGAAGTACCACAAGCCTAAGGTCGAGCTTGCCGAAGAGCCCTGGTACGTTGATTGGGTGCGCCGACGGAAGAAACGCGCCGGCGGCGAGGATTTTGTGTATCTCGGTCCCAAATCAGGAATGCCACATGACAACTGACTTCTCGCCCCCAGCAGCCCGTCTCGGCGATACCGTCTATTGGTACAACGATCCGCTTTCTCCTCAGGATCCGCAGCTTGGCTGGATCAACGAGAGGCCCGGCTCGCTGACCGTTTCGATCCTCGTGTTCTCTCCTGGAGTGGGCTTCGTCGAGAAGTCCAGCGTGCGCCACAAGGACGATCCGGGCCTGCGCGAGAACCCTGCCTGGCGGCAGTGGGGCTGCTGGGATTTCAGCGATTCACACAAGGACATCCTCCGCGCTCAGCAGGTGTCCTCTGCGGTAGCCATCAATCACGAGCGCGAGTCGAAGAAGGCTGCACTCAATGGCGCAAAATGACACTGGCGAAGACGTCCTTCAGGGCATAGCCACCAGCTGGCTGAAGAAGATCGAGCTCGGCCTCAAGCACAAGCGTCCTTTTACTGAGGACGCGCGGGAGGCTATGGACTTCTTCGACGGCCCGCACAACTGGTTCTGGCGCGACGAGTATTCCCGCAGCGAGTACGGCTACAACCGCTCCATCTCGCCGCCTGGATTTCGGATGCAGCTCAACCGCGTTTTCGAGGCGGTGAAGCTGTTTGCCAGCGTCATTTACCACCGCAATCCGGTGCGCCAGGTGAACCCCAAGAAGTTTCCGGAGATTCCTCCGGAGGCGCTCGGGATCGACCCGAACAACCCGGAGATCATTCAGCAGTACGGGATGGCGCTGCAGGAAACGGCGATGCGCGACGCCATTCGCGACACGGTGTCGAAGCTGATGTCGGCGTACTTGAACTACACGCCCAACGAACTGGACCTCAAGACCCACAGCCGGCGCGTGGTGGACGAGGCCATCATCAAGGGCGCTGGCGCCTGGTGGACGGAGCTCGTAACAGATCCGGGCTCGGGCACGAACAGCGTCGGCAGCTTCGCGGACAGCATCGACAACTTGGTGCTGGACCCCGACGCCACAGAGATCGAAGACATCACGTGGTGCGCCCGTCGCTGCATCCACCCGATTGACGTCGTTGCCAGGCAGTACGGCATCGACAGAGAGCTGCTGCAGGCCAACCTCGAGGGCAAGCCGGGATACCGCCAAGACGACAGCCAGGCCGGGTCGAGCCTCTCGGGCGACTACAAGGCCAACTCGCGGCGCGTCGGCAAGACGAACGACCTGATGACGTACTGGAAAATCTGGTCCAAGACCGGCTTCGGCGACCGACTCAAGGACGCCCCGAAAGACCAGCGCGGGTTCTTCGACGCCATCGGCGACAACTGCTACATCGTCGTGGCCGACGGCGTGAAGTTCCCTATCAACGTCCCGCCCGAAATGCTCAACGAGCAGGTGGATCCACAGACTGGCCTTCCGCAGTCGATGTTCCGGGCAGTGCAGTGGCCTATTCCGTTTTGGGCTGAGAGCAACGGGTGGCCGTTCACCATGCTCGGTTTCCATCGCAAGCCGGGATACATCTGGCCCATTAGCCACATCAAGCCCGGCATTCCGGAGCTGAGGTTCCTGTGCTGGGCGTTCTCGTTCCTTGCGCAGCGCGTGGCCGTCAGCTGCGAGACTCTCATCGGGGTCTCGAAGGCCGCCGACCAGGACATCAAGGACCAGATCCTCTCGCAGTCTCAGGGCGGATTCAAAATTGTTGAACTGTCGGAGATTCTCGGGCGCAGCGTGTCGGACGTCATCTCGGTGTTCCAGCTGCCCAACGCCACGAACGAGATCTGGTCGGTCATAAACGCCGTTACGGAGATGCTCGAGAAAAGACTCGGCCTCACGGAGCTCGTCTACGGCCTGAGCAATAAGCAGATACGGTCGGCCACTGAGGCGTCTGTCCGCTCGGAGCAGATCAGCATCCGCCCGGACGACATGGCCGAGAACGTCGAGAACTCAATGACGCAGCTGGCCCGCAAGGAGGCTATGGCCGCCAGGTGGTTGCTGACGCCCCAAGACGTCGAGGCGATCGTTGGACCCATCGGGGCTGCCGCGTGGGGCCAGCATGTGTCCCCGCTCGAGCCCATTCAGGTTGCGCGGGAGTACGACTATCGGATTGAGTCGGGGTCTGCCAGGAAACCCAACAAAGCCACAAGGCAGGAGCAAATGCAGGCGGCCCTGCAGAATCTTGGGCCGGTCCTCAGCAACCTCATCGGCGCGGGTGTGGTCGAGCCCTTCAACGCCCTCATCAAGGACTGGGCCGAGTCGCTGGACCTGGACGCCACCCCGTACCTGGTCCCGCCCCCGCCGCCGCCTCCTGAGCCACCGCCCGGAATGGGAGGACCGACTCCAGAGCCCGGCGGTGGGAATGCCCCACCGGAGCCGGCCCCTGAGCAGCCTCCGCAGGTTCCGCAGGAGCTGTCGCCGTGAAGAAGCGCACGACTCTTCCGTATGACATAGCCCGGTCCAGCCTGGAGGTGCAGAGGCACTACCTTCAGATGCTGTCAGACGGGCACGGGGAAAGATGGGCGGAGATGTGCGCCCTGCAGACCCCGCCAGGAACAAGAGGCACTGACAGGGCCCTGATGCAGGGCCGGTATGCCGGCGAGTGGATGGACGGGATGCCGCCAGCTATGGCCGCCCGGATGGTCAGGGAGGCCAAAAAAGCCGGAATAAACGTCTCTGGGAAGTTCTACATGGGCGGCCTAGCTGACAAGCGCGGACACATGGATCCGGCCGCATGGATCGACAGCGTGGCGGACATAAAGAAGGTGGCGCAACTCCGGGATCTTCACGTTTCCGGGATCGTCGACCACACCCCGCCGGAAAAGCCGCCCCCCAAGAGCAAGGACATAGCCCCCGACATCCTCCGCGAACACGTTCGCAAGGAGATGAAGGCGAACCCGAAACTCTCTCGCGGCGAGGCCATCGAGAAGGTGAAGGACCGAATCGTTCCGCACTGGAAAAGGAAGAAGAAGTAATGCCCAACAAGATCGAACGGCTCAGTTCAGTCACCAGCGAAATCACCTGCACGGCCTCCGCCTCCACCAGCCCGAAGATTCCGTTTGGCGCTTCTGCTGGCGGAGTGTTCATCGTGGACGCTCTTGCGGGCGGAGCCACCAGCATTGCTTGGCACGTGGCGTTCGGCCCGGAACTCACGCCGCGACCCGTGAACGATGGCACCGCCGCCGTCACGACCACCGTGACAGCCAACACCGCCTACCCGATTCCGGACGCACTGTTCGCAGCCCCGTTCATCGTGGCCGTCACAAATGCGGGGACTGCGACCATCCGCCTCTGCGTGAAGGGGTAGTGCATGGCGCTCGTCAAACTCCAAGTCCGCAGGGACACTGCCGCCAACTGGACGGCCTCGAACCCCGTCTTGGCTGCCGGTGAGCCGGGACTGGAGACGGACACAGGGAAGGTCAAGTACGGCGACGGCGTGCGCAACTGGGCCACGCTGCCGTACTCGTCTGGGGTCACGCTGGGGGATACCGCTCCGCCTACGGCCGGAAGCGCCAGCACGGGCGTCAGCACGCAGGCCGCCAGGGCGGATCACTCGCACGCCCTGCCGGAGTCGCTGTCCTCGAAGACCCTGAGCACTTCCGGCAACGCCACCGTAGGCGGGTCGCTCACTGTGAACGGCGCGCTAGTCGGCGGTTCCCACAAGCACTCAACCGGCGACATCCAAGACTTTTCGTCCACCGTGTTCTCGCAGTTGGCTGCGGCCCTCAAGGCTGGGAGCAACATCACAGCCGCCGTCGATTCGGCCCGCCAGACGATCACGCTATCGGCGGCTGGCGCTGCGGCCACTCCGCTCGCCATCACCTCCGATCCGGTGGATGCCATGTCGACGGACGGGACGGCCCGCTTCCAAGCCCGCGCATCGGGCGGGTCGGGCACGATTGCGTACCAGTGGGAGCAGTCGAAGGACAATGGTGCCACGTGGACGCCGATCTCCAACGCCACCGGAACCATGCTGGCGCTGGCGAGCCTCGTCACCGCAGACGACGGCAACCAGTATCGCATGAGGGCGACGGCTGGCGATCAGTCCGTGACGACGTTGCCAGCCACACTACGTACGGCCGCAGTCGCGATCACCTCCGAGCCGCCTGACATCACAACGACTATCGGGTCGATGGTTTCGCTGGCTGTGGCTGCAAGCGCTGGGTCGGCAGCGGTCACATATCAGTGGCAGAAGAGAGGCTCATCAAGCGACTCATGGGAAGACGTTCCTGGCGCGACGAACTCTACATACGCATACACGGCCACTGCCGCGTCCGACGCCGACGGCGACCAGTTCCGCGCCGTAGCGATTGCACTGGGAGCCTCCGTCTTCTCGCGGGCCGCGACCGTGAAGATCAACGGCCCTTCGCTGGCTCTCTTTAGCCAGCCCGCCAGCACGCCGGATTCCGGCGGCACTGCATCTTTTACCGTCGAGCCTATGGGCGGAACGCCGCCGTACACCTACCAGTGGCAGCGCCTCAACGGCAGCAACAGCACGTGGGCCAGCACGGACGCATTTGCAGACATCGCCTCCGGTACGTCCGGCGTGTCTGGGGTCACCTCCAAGACTCTTTCTCTCACGAGCCAGAATGCCGCGCAGCATCTCCGCAAGTATCGCGTTGTCGTCACGGATGCTAACAGCGCGAGCGTTACGAGTGCAGAGGCCACGCTGAGTACGCTGTCGCTCCAGATAACCCTCCAGCCTTCGCGTGTGTCGGTGACAGACGGCACCGTCCTTCCCACAGATGCGTTCAAGTCGCTGGGTACGGCCGATGGTGGTGTGACGTATCAGTGGCAGACCTCCGCCGATGCGGGCACGACATGGACAAACATCGCTGGGGCTACCGGCGCGAACTACGGCAACTTCACCGCCACTCTGCCTGACAATAACAAACTCTATCGCGCAGCCATCACCGGAGACGGTCAGACGCTGAACACCGACGCGGCCACCTTGTCGGTGGCTCCGGGCGCAGGGCTTTCGCTTACGCAGCAGCCGCCCGCAACAGCCAACGTAGCCGGTTCCACCGGATTCGCTGTCACGCCATTCAACATCCAGTGGGCTGGTGTGCCGACGCTCGTCGCCGTGCCATCGTCGTACACGCGCAAAACCGAAACCTACGTGTACCTGGAGGTGCTCGTCAGGGGAGAATGGGGCATTCCCAGTTTTGCGCAGGACTCGTGGTTACGACGCAAGACGGCCTCCAGCGGCAGTGCAACGTGGGCCTACAACCTCCGTGACGGCTTGGTTGCTTCCGGCACTGAAACGGTATCGCCAGAGTTTTTAGATTTCGCGACATGGAACGGAGAGCGAGCCGCCTTAGTCCCTCCGGTCGACCCTCTCGGCAAGGCGTACCTCGATTTCCCGCCACCGCCGATGACGTCTGTGGGGCAGAGCGCGCTAGCCACAGCGCGATCCCCTTCCTTGAGCCCCCGCGAACTGGCTGCGGTAAGGTCGCGGCTTGTCGTGCAGGTGCGTGTATTCGACCAGCGTTCTGGTTTTCCGAACATCGTTCGGTACGACCAGTCGGTTACGTCCACCGAATTTGATATGCGGCTGGACTACCCGGCGATTGCGCAACAGCAGTATCGGGTTGGGTCCGGAGCGTGGAGGACGGCCGGAAACGCAAACGACACCGGCACATGGAACAGCGGCGGGGTTTCTGTGATGGGTTCTGTCAACGGCGGATCAAATTCGCCGTCCATGCCGACCATCGGGCAGACGGTAGAACTGCGCATCGTGGACACGAATGGAATCGTGGGCCCACAGCCGACGAACTGCACTCCCACGATTCAGTGGTACAAGCAGGGCGGGTCTTTCTCTATATCCTCTTTTCGCAGTTTTACGCCTTCTGGAAGTCCGGTCGCCATCACTGGAGCCACCGGAAACACGCTCACCCTCAGCGCCGTCACGCTCTTAGATGCCGGGCAGTTTTACCCTGTGGCAACGTGTGGCAGCAGAACCGCAGAGCCCGCGAATGGCCGGTTCCACCTTGCGCCACAAATCGCACCGCTGGTGATTACCACGCAACCGTCCGATGCGACGTCTGCTCTCGGGGTCGCCAACTTTGTGGTCGCATTCAGTGGCGGAGACGGCTCCACGCCCCTGATCTCGTGGCAGCGGCTTTTGCCGTCTGGAAACTGGAGCACCATCACGGGCGCTGTGTCTGCAACCCTGTCGTTGTCGAGCCTGACGGCCACCCTGAATGGCTCTCAGTATCGCGCCGTAATCAAAGTCGGAGAGCAGACCGTCACAAGCAGGGCCGCCACATTGACCGTGCCGGGCTCCGCCATTACGCTCAACCCGATTGACGTTGTGGCAGCCACCGACGGCACGGCTACGCTGGCGTTCGATTTCGTAACGGATTGCGCTACCCCTGTTATTGTCTGGGAGCGCAAGCGACCCGTCGACACGCTGTGGGTGCCAATCCCCAGCGCCGACACCAAAACACTGCGGCTCACTGGGCTGGCTCCGGACACATCTGGACTGAACGTCCGCGCGTCAGTGCGATGCAACGGAATCACCACTTACTCGTCGGTGGCGACTGTCGCAGTGGCTTCGTTCGAAATATTCACCAGCCATCCGGCCAGTCAACAAGTGTCGCCTGGACAGACAGTAACGCTGTCGTTCACGACTAGCCTGACCCCTGGCACGTTTTCGTTCCTCTGGCAGTATCGTCGCATGGGTTCCGGTTTCTGGAACACATGGACGGGGGCCGCGAGCGGTCAGTCGATTTCGTTTGAGGCTAAGTTTTTGGAGCACAACGAGACGGAGTATCGCGTCGAGTTGTTTCCGTACTACGCGAACACGAGTCTCTACAGCCGAGTAGCCCGCGTGCAAGTAGGGCAAACGGGCGCGACCGTGCTTGTGGATGAAATGGTCGGGGCGCAGATTGTAGCGGTTGCCTACGCCAAAGGGGCATTTGTGGCCCTCAGCGATTACCAGACGCAAATCGCCCGCCGGTCCACAGACAATGGAGCCACGTGGAGGAACACGTTCCTTCCGGCGTCTAATTGGTGGGACGGCATCATATCCACTAACTCCGGGCGGCTGATTGCATACTCTTCTGGCAAGCCTGTTTATGGGTATGGCACCAGCATTCCGGCAATGCTGGTGCGAAGCGACGACGGAGGGCTTACGTGGGCTACGTTACCCACGCCTTCCATCATCAAAGATGAACTGAGGATGTTTTACCTGCCGTATCAAAACGCCATCCTTGCATTTTATCGCACGCAATACCCTACATATGGTGGTTTTGGTGGATTTGCGGGCAACCTTGCGTCCTCAGCAATAACGATGGCCGTGTCCCTAAACGACGGGGCAACTTGGCAGGGAGGGTACACGTTGCCGTCGGCGGAGTCAGGCAACGGTCTTTATCACATCAGCGGCGTAGCGTCCAGCCCGTCTGGCAAGGTGGTAGCCTGCACGCAAGTCCGAAGCGTATTAGGCACGCTTCTGTTATACCGCGACGTCGCCGCCTCCGGGTGGGGCCCGCTGCTCAAAGCAGACGATCTGTCATTGGTTGCCAGTTACGACTTGTATCCACGAGCCGTGCATGTTGGGGGCGTGAGAAGGCGTTAGTCGATCATCACAGGGATTTACTAAATGAGCATAAGCACCAGGCCAGGCCCTAACACATGGGACTTGGAATACTATCCAGCCACGTGCGTCCAGACGACTATAACGGGTACACGGTGCGTGCGGTGGGACTCTCGCCCTCCGGCAGGCACTGTGCTCACGGAAGGCGTTGTTCAGAGAGTCGTTTGGGTTCCGGATGTCGGCTTCGTCGCGTCTGCGCCGGGCTTCGGGTTCTGCATACTTTCTCTCGGCGGCAAAACATGGTCCCCAATGCCGGGAGAACTCTCGTTTGGCATGGCACCGGCCATTACGCACAACGGGCGGGCGTACGTTGGCTCTTACGTCGGCGTGACGCAACTGGCTACAATAAACGCAGAAACATACCCACAGGCCTATTTGACCAGCAGCCAGATTGACCATCCTGTGCCGGTCACTAATGGCGTGGCGGCCGGTCCGACGACCTTGACGTACGTGGGCGTTGGCGGGCGGCTGTCGTCCGTCCGGCTACTGCCGGAGTACGAGCCTGAGGACTCGCTAAAACCCTCGACGGTTCCGGCGGTGGGCGTGGCAATCGCGACCTCCCAAGCAGCAACGGTCGAGTGGACCGCTCCCGACTCCGCAGGGACGTCCTCGATCACCTCCTACATCGTCCAGTACACCGACGACGGCGGCGAAAACTGGACGACCATCACGGGGCTCACCACCTCGTCGCCTCTCCAGCGCCGCCTGACGGGGTTGACAAATGGCAAGCAATATATGTTCCGCGTTGCGGCCGTGAACGCCTCCGGGCGTGGCCCGTACTCACTTCCGTCCGCTCCGTACACGCCGACCCCAAGTTCTCCGTCTGCCCCTACTGCCGTCACTGCTACACCGGCCGGTCCGCTGGAGACGGCGTTCATTGGCGGTGTGTCGGGTCAATACAACACGCGGGTGCGCTTGTCGTGGTCCGCTGCCGCAGACGGCGGCTCGCCCGTGACGGGCTACATCATCCGCCGGTTCCCGCACGAACTGGAGATCGCTCGCACAGGATCGGCGTCCACGACGTTCACAACCGATCCGGCGCAGACGCTCCGGATGTTCCAGCCAGGAGACTCGTTGCAGTTCGACGTAATTGCCGTGAATGCGTACGGCCCGAGTCCGCCTTCGCAGCCATGCACCGCCTTTGTCCTGCGCTAGGAGGCGCTCGTGTACTACGCCGCACAGGACATCCTCGAATACCTGATGAACTCCGTCGGCGGCGGGGCGCAGGATAGCGAGCATCGCTTGCTGCGTGCCGCCGTGCATCACGCCTACCGGGATGTGATGAACGCCCGCGACTGGAACTTCCATGTCGCCACCGGGACGCTTGATGGCGCTGGGGGCGGGAGCGGCAACGGCGTGACGTCGTTCACGCTCCCTGAGAACGTCAAGAACATCGACGCCCTCATCCCGCCACTGTCGCACCCCACAATCACGACCTACGTGACGCCATCGGAGTGGCAGCGAATCAATGTCATGCTGCCCACACTCAACGCCCCGATCTACTGGACGGTGATGAAAGACCCGTCACTTCCGGATCGCTGGCAGATTCGCATGGCCGGGAGTCCACCCGACATCGTGTTCAACTATATCTACCGCCGGAAGCCTGTTCCGCTGCGGTATCTGGGCTACGAGCCTGACGCCCGCCAGCCGAACTTCTCCGTGACGGGCGCTGTGCGGAGGTACGGCACCGCCGCCAACTTCCCGGAGGGCCTGTCGGGTCTGTATCCGTTCACGGCCCAAGAGATCATCGGGCTGTCGGGCAGCCTCGTCGGCACACCTCCGACGGGGGCCAAGACGGTCGTGTCGGATTACATCGACGCCAGCGACTCCATGTTCACCGCCATCCTTTCGGGGTGCGAGGTGTGGCTCGCCCGGATGAACGGCAAGAACGTCGAGGGTGCGCTCACCATCTACAACCGTGACCTGCGGCTGGCCTTCGAGGCCGACTCAGTTGTGCCTATCAGCGGACAGCGCACTGGCGGCGCCCGCCTCAGTCCGGCACGTGCGCTTGGATACTACTCCCCACCCGGTGCTGACACTGGGGTGCTGCCATGAAGGCCGACCAGTGGCCGGGACTCGTCACCAACGCCAGTCCGTACGCCATCCCTCTTGGGGCGGCCGTCGAGCAGACGAACCTCGTCTGCACTACGCCAGGACAAATCGTTTCTCGGGACGGAATGCGGAAGGTGGCCTGCGTCGGTGCCACCCCAGCACTGCTGGACTGCTACCCGTACGAGGCCAACGGCAAGACCTATCTCATCTCGCTTACGGCCGCCGGGCAGTTGGTGGCCTTCGAGAGCCCTGCGTACGGCGTCGAAACCTCCCGGCCCACAGACCCCTCCCTGTCTGCCACAGGCTCTCAGGTCGCGACCAGTTACACCTACCGCTACGCCACCTCGTCCACGCCTGCGGACCAGCCAGAGCCACCCCCGCCTGTGGACATGATCGACTCGCTGGACGGCGGGAACTCAACGCTTCTCGTGGCCCCGCTGTACGTCGCAGACGCCATGAACCTGTGTAGCGGCAGCGGGAAACTGGCCGAGATCGACGGAGGTTCCGCAGCCGATTCGTTCGTCACGCCCACCGTACCCGTCACGAGTCTGTGCAGCCTGTGATTACGACACGCTTCTCCAAAGACGCTCCGGTCAGCATGACGCAAGGGCGGCATGGCGAACTCATCGTCGCGCAGGGGAACGGCGTGCGACCAGCCCGCTGGTCCGGCTCCGGAGCAGCAGTGGACGCAGGCATGGACGCCCCGCAGAGTGCGCCCGGCGTGACGGTCGATAGCGGCGTCAAGTATTACATCGCCCGCGTGGATGTGACCAAGCCCGGTGCGTGCTACTACGCACCCCCTGTGGTGGAGTTCGACACGGGAGATGCGCCCCCAGAGCCGGAGCCGATCTATCGCGTTATCGACGGCTACGTGCCGCCGCCTGCTGTGCCACAAACCAAGCGCACGGCGACAGCGGCCTCCTACCTCAACCAGTCCACCGTAGGCGAGATTCGTGTTCTCGACAGCGGCAAGGGGTACTCGACTCAGCCGACTGTCACCCTGAGCGATACGCATGGCAAGGGGGCCGTCATAGAGGCGGTGCTCGATGTGCCGGATACCGGCCCTGTGGACCCCACGAACAATCCAATAACTGGCCTTTCGCAATGGGAAATCACGCAGGCCCCTCCTGCGGATAGTCCGGCGCGGTTTGCTTGCCTGGAGGGCGTGAGCCTAGACCTTCCCGTCAACGGCAATGGGACGTTCACGGTACCCAGCGGCACGTGGTACATCCGCGTGAACGGCGGAAGTCCGCGCATTGGCTGCGACCCCGCATTGCTGCCGGGCTGGACGAAATCCATTACCTACACGATTGCGGGCTGGACATCGGGAAGCGGTGCCGTTCTTCGTATCCGGTGGCTCGGAGGCCAGTGGGTTGCCACCATCGCAGGGTTTCTCAACTGCGCCTTTTGGCTTGGGGCTACGCAGCCGCGAGATGTCTCTGCGCGCCGGTTTGGCGCAAACTACGCCGACGAATCCACTATTACAGTCACGATTCATGCCATTGACGGCGACCTTTCGGAAAAAGTGGTGTTTCAAGGCTACACAGCCGGGAACGTCAACAACACCGATGCTCCGCGCTACCCTGTCAAGTCGCTCACGCTCGTGAATGGCGGCAGCGGATACCTTGTAACGCCGCAGATCAAGATTACCTCGAACTCAGGATTTGGGGCGTATGCCACCTGCACCGTCAAGGATGGCAAGGTTGCAAACGTAACGCTGGAGAACAGCGGCGGCGGATACAAAAAGCCGCCAACTGTCGAGGTGGTGGCTGGTGGAGCAGAGGCGTTCGCCGTCTCTCGCCCGCACCTGCGTGGCAAGTACCAGTGCTACTACCGATACGTTGATGACACGCCGGAGGACAGGGGCGGCCCCATCCCAAGCAACCTCTCGCCGCTCAAAGAGATCGACGCTGGGGAGGGCTCGTCGGGCTGTACGTGGACATTCGCTGCCGCAGCGGGCCGAGCGAAGAAGGTGGAGTTGTGGCGCAGCACCGCCAACCAAGCCACGACGCTCTACCGCGTGGCAACGATTGAGGGCTCCGCCTACCCCGACACGTTGACAGACGAAGAACTGCGTGACCCGGATCGCGAAGGGTACGCCGCCATGCCCATTGTCTTGCCGAACGGAGAACTGAACGCCAACCGATTCGGCGTACCTCCCAGCGACAAGGCTGTGGTCGTGCGGTTCCAAGACCGTTTCTGGTACGGCGTGGATACCGGCGGCAAGGGGCCGAACACGCTCTACTACTCAGAGGTGGACGAGCCGGAGAGCGTGCCGGACGCCAACGAGATTATCCTCCAGCAGAACGCCCGAGACGGCGATAGCCTGCGGGCTATGATCCCATTCGGCTCCACGCTCCTGCTCATGCAGCAGCGGCACGCCTATTCGCTTACGTTTGCCAAGAATCCGATCCTCGACGCACAGGTCACGCCCATCGCGTTTCGCGGTTGCTTGACGCAGCGGTGCTGGGACATCCACGACGGCGTGTGTTATGTGGCCGACCAGCAGGGCGTGTACGCAATCACCCCGACCGGGCAGATTGAGAGCATCTCGGACGCCATCGCGAACGTGTTTCGCGAGGAGATCGACTTTGCCAAGCGCACGTGGGCCTTCCTCCTCGTTGACCCGAAGACGAAAGTGCTCCGGTTCTTTGCGGCGTTCAAACGAGACTCGTCTGGTGGCCTGCCGTCCCGAACTCTGTGCTACTCCATCGACGCGAAAACATGGTGGTACGAGAAGCATCCGCAGGCGATCACTGGCGGCTCGCAGGCAAAACTCTCGAACGGCGACTTCCGTTGCGTGTACGGCGGACAAAGCGGCCCGCTGCTGCTGAGTGAGGGAGCATACGACATTTCTCGCGGCGCTGTGCGATCCGTCACCTTGACGAACGCTGGCACAGGCTACCGAACGCCTCCGAAGGTGACGGCCTCCGGCGGCTGCGGTGCAGAGTTCCAGGCGTCCATAAACGGCTCTGGAAGCGTAACCGCCATTTGGATCGTGTCTCCCGGCTACGGATACACGAGCGGCAACCTGACCATTTCGCCACCAGACGATCCGACTATCACCTCCCCCGTGACGGCCACAGCAACATTTGTGGCAACGTCCCTCACGCAGGACACGACGCTGTTCCCGACGTACCGTTTCAAGGGCGGCAACGCCGAATACGTCACCGATGCAATGGACCCGAAGGCCGCTGGCGTGCAGCCTCGCAACATCCGCCTGTCGTACCAGCCGCAACTCCAGCCGTGCCCAGTATCGCTCCGGACGTACTACAACGGCTCGCAGCATCCTCGCGGCAACGTGGCCGTTCGCAATCGCGGGACAGGGTTTACGAACGACGGCGTGGACAATGCCGCCCGCCTCGACATGGCCGCCCAGAAGACCGCCACTGGCTACGACACCGGTACGGCAGTGGCGATGTTCTCTGGCCGCTCGCTGGACGACATTCGCTCGTCAGACAGGCACGTGTCCGTCGAGGTGGTGGGGCCACGAACTGGGTCGGAGCCGGTCACTTTCTACCAGATTGAAGTAGATGGAACGGCAGGCAAGTAATGTTCTCCGCACAGGCCGGGCAGATAGCCAACGCCCTCAAGTCGGCTGGCCTTGCGCCGGATGCCGCCCAGAAGATCGCCGCCATTCTGGGCAACGGCGTGCAGAACCTCACTCGCACGAACCCCGAGACGGTTGACCTCACGCCCGCAGCGATGCGGTACGTGACGCCAGACAGACGGACGTACCAACTGCCGGGACTAGACTTCCGGCAGGGCGACCCAGACTACCGCTCCTATCAGTTCGAGACGAGCGAGGAGCGTCCGCGCCCCCAGCAGGCTGACACCCTGCGCCGCGAACCATCCCCGCAGCAGACCACCTCCACGTACCGCGTGAAGGGCGGGAAGTTCACGGAGGCCAAAGGCACCGGCGACTCCGTGCAGGTGGACGTACGGATCAACGGAAACGGTAGGGTCGCGCTTTTGGACCCGCAGAGCAACACTATTCTCGGGAAGAACGTCCGCTGCGAAGCAGACGATTCCGGCCTGCGTTTCTTCATCGAAGAGACTGGTACAGAATTAGTGTGGAAACTCCAACTCGGAGACTTCCTGTCCTCGCTAGGCACGGAGATGACGGTCGTGGAAGACGTTCGCCTCGTCGGGAACAGCATCGAGATCGTCAAGAAGCGCGTTCGCGTCTTGGCCTACGAAGACACCGCCAGCGGCTCGATTGAAACAACGTCCTGCCCCTCATAGTCATGGCACTTGCAACGCTAGGCGGAACACTTCTGCGGGTGGGCAACAGGCTGGCGCTGTCCATCGCCTGCTGCTGCAATCGGCTGTTCTGTCGTCAGGTGCGAGAAGACGAATGCGGCAACGCTGTCTACGACTGCGTGAGCGAGCAGGCTGAGTCAATCGGGCCATGCACGGAATCATGCAGGCCGCCAGAAGACCCTTGTGAGTGCGGCCCAACGCTTCCGTGCGATGTGTGCTATGAGTGCATTGACCGCAAGTGCGAGCGGATCGAGGACTGCTGCGCCGACGGCTCGCCCTGTCCAGAGTGCCAGAAGTGCGTCAACGGCGTATGCGTTCCCTGCGGCGCGTGCGAGAAGTGCGTGGAGGGCGTATGCGTGCCCTGCGGTCCCTGCGAGAAGTGCGAGGGCGGCGAGTGCGTTCCGTGCGATTCGGACGAGGACTGCGTGGAAGGGGAGTGCGTCCCGAAACAGTATTACTGCTGCTGGGACGAGTGCCCGAACGACGAGTACGGCGACCCCAAAGACCCGCCGCCCTCGACGCACTGCCAGAACTCGCCGTGCGGCACTGGCTTGGACGACAACGACGAGCCCTGCGACCTGACGAAAAGCGGGCCGTATAACACGACGCAACTTTGTGCCGAGAACTGCCAGAAGTACGAGTGCGTGCCAGATGCGTGCGGCAATCGCGAGTGCCAGCCCGACCCCGACGGTGCCTACGACAGCAAGTCCGAGTGTTTGGCCGACTGCCCGGCAGACCCTTGTGCGGAGCCCTGCTCGTTCGCCGGAGCCAGCACTCCCGGAATCTACAGCATCGACGGGTGTGAACGCGACATCTGTGTGTCGTACGTCAGCCCGGATAGCCGCCCGATCCGCGTGCAGATTTGGGGGCCGACGCTCGACAACAACTGCAACATTATCGCATCTCGTGTCATCAAGGCTGATTCCGACTGGCGGGGCGAAGAGTGCTGCGACTGCGACTCACGGCCAGCAGGAGACTTGGAAGGCGGACCGAAGGGGCAGATCACGTGGACTAAGCCACGTGGCGTGACATCCTTTGAGGTTGCCGTCCTGACTGCATGCGGGGCAACGGCCAACATCGACATCCGGTGCAGCGACGACTGCGGCGATCCGCCTGACCCTGACATGTGCCCGTGCGAGGATGACGACGACTGCAACGACGGGTGCCACTGCTGTGACGGGGAATGTCAGGATGAGCCGTGCGAGGAGTGCGAGCCATGCGAGGATTGCGATGTAGTTGCTGCGGCCGCCGAACAGTCGGACGTTGACTGCACGCCCCCATTTGGGGGATGGCAATGGTACAAAACTCAACTCGTGTCGGAAATTGGTGGCGGCGACCCGGCGGTTGCGGATTCGTGGGCCGATGGATACCCGGAGGCGCTCGCTGATTGCAGGATGTTTTTAGTGCAGGACGTAAACAGAACGGAGGGCAGTTGCACGTGTGATATTTTCCTTGACGGCAACTTCGTGGAAAGCACATGCGCCTCTACGGGCTGGACGGAAGCAAGGAATCGCTTGATGGTGCTTCGGTGCCCCGATGGGGAGGAGGCGTACCTAGAGGACGTGACTGACGATGCCATAGTTACGGGCAGCGAACGAGCAGAGCCCGTCGAGCCCGGAGGAGACATTCCTTCCAAATGGGCGGGGTACACACTTAAAGACACGGACTGCTTGGTAGAGCAACCCGACCCGCCGCGACTTATCTGCGAGGGCGGCGAGCCGGATTGGTACGACACGCCAACGGACTGGTTGCCCGACCCCACAGTGGAGTGTGACCCATGAAAGTGCTGTCGCTTTCCTCTTTGCAGCGCACGGCCGCTCGTCGTCCTGAGGGATACCTGCAAGACGTTCTTTCGCACGCCTCAGTCGAAGGCGACGTCGTGACCATGCCGCGAGAGGCGTACCTGTCTCTTGTGCGGAAGTACCGTTCGCCCAATTCTGCAAAAAGGGTTGCTGTTCCGCCCAAGCCGACGCAGTTACCTCCCGCGCCTTCCGGTCCCGGCACAGAACTCAAAGCCCTCCTCAAGGACTGGCTGGGCATACAAGCCAGCCCTAACTGCTCGTGTAACGCCAGAGCCCGCCAGATGGACGAGTGGGGCCCGGACCTCTGCGAGCAGAACCTCCCGACCATCGTGGACTGGCTGGGAGAGCAGGCTGCGGCCCGGAAACTCCCGTTCGTGCGGTTTGCCGCAGAACAGGCCGTGAAACTGGCGATTCGGCGGGCACGGAAAAAGGCCGCTCGGTAGGCAGTCGGGGGACATAAATCAGCAGGAGATACTCCGGAATGACTTCCTACAACACCACCAAGCGCACCTACTCAGAGCCCTCTGTCGGCGGGTCTAGCTCGGTGACGTTTGATTACACAGGGTCCGACCTCATCGCCAAGCTCCTCGAGGAGGAGGGCGGCCTGGAGTCGGCCCGTCAAGGCGCCCTGTACGACGGCGACATCAAGACGTCGCTGCAGGCAGGAGACCGCATTCGTCGGTTGCGTGGCCTTCGGTCCGGAATCGCGCCCGTGCGCGTTCGCGGCATGGAGTCCAGCTCCAAGCGCGAGGGGGCCAGTCAAGGTTACGAAGAGCAGACCCCATATTCTCTCGGATTCACGCCAGAGGAAGAGAAAGGAAAGAAGGGCTAAGCCATGTATTACGGCCAGCGCAACGTGCGGATGTACGATCCGGGCGACATCAAGAAGATCTCGTGGGACGTCGGGTCGCATGGCGCAGACGTCGGCAAGGAGATGACGAAGGCCAGCAACACGCTGGACGAACAAGACGCTCGCGCCCAGCAGGAGCACGACATGGGCATGCAGCAGTCCATGTACCAGGCAGCCCACGAGCGAAACCTTCAGGCCGCTGAGCAGCAGCGCCGGGCGTATGACTCGCAGACTGCCCGCGACGCCCAGCAGCGCAAGTTCAGCGTTCTCGACGGCCTTCGTGGCGCCATGTTTCGAGGGTAGGAATGTACGCCAACGCAGTCGGACACAAGCCTGGTAATTCGGTTCTCGCTGGCCTTCGGGGCAAGGGAGATGCTGGGGCGTTTGCTAAGGGTCAGGGCATGGCTGCAGCTGCCGGCCTGAACCTGGAGGCGGCCAATCAGAACCAGCAGTTCGGACTCCAGCAGATGCAGGACGAAAGCAGCCTGCGCCAGAAGGACAGCCAGAACAAGTCCCAGCGGGCGGAGAACGAGTCGCAAGGCCGCATGATGAAGGGCGCACTTGCCAGCAGAAAGAACGTGTTCGACACATCCATGAACTTCGACTACGCCGGCCTGAGAAAGCGTCAGGGCCTTCAGATCCAGCAGGCGCTCCTCAATAACCTGGCTAGGGAGTTCTAATGGCTGTGTTCGCCGACCGGTCTCTTCCGCAGCAGACTCCATCACCTTTGGCGCCAAAGCCGGCGGGCCAGAGACAGGGCGCCACGCCCTCGTACGGCTTCATGCCGCCGATGGTGTCGGACTCTGCGGTAAGCGACCAGAAGAACAACCTGTACGCCGCCTCCGCCGGAGCGGGCCAGGCCGCCATGCAGGGCATGGATCGCGCAGGGCTGTCTCGTGGCAGGGGGCAGCAGCTGCGAGCGGACATGACTCAGGCAGGCGCCGACGTTCAGTCCGCTTCTGCAGCAGCCAAAACGGACATGGACGCCGCCAACTCGAACGCCCGCACTCGCCAGGCTTTCGAGACCGCAATGAAAGGGGAGCAGCTTGGCAACCAGAGCCTGCTCGAAGGACTCCGAGCGTCGGGTGTTCGCGAGCGATTAGCCAAGCAGGGCTGGCAGCAGGACCTGATCGAAGCCATGCGGCGCGGCCAGTTCGGCCTGGACTCGATGCAGCTCGACCTGTCCCCGTTCGTTCAGGCCATGTTCCGAAACTAGGAGTTATTGATGTCCTCTCACGAAGACGACGATCGCGGCGAAGACGTAGGCAAGCTCAAGCGATCTGCGCTCGAGCAGCTCGTGATGAAGTACCGGGCCAAGCGGCTCAAGGATCGCGATCCAGACGACCAGAAGAAGGCCGACGACGAGGCCGAAGAAGAGCGCAACAAGCTCTCCGACCTACACGAAGAGCAGCACGGCTCCGCTCCTAAGCTGGCCGTCGAAAAAGACGACCTGCCTGAGGGTCTCGAGGACGCCCTCGAAGAGGACGACGAGGACGAAAAGAAGCCCGCCAAGAAGCAAAAGGCTTAGGCCGCACTAGGAAGGTAGGTACGGCCTGTGGGCGCACTCGCAGATTTAGTCCGAAAGCGCATGGCCGATGCGCAGCAGGCCGCCGACCAGGCCGCCATCGCCCGCGCAGCAGATGCAAGACGGGCGGCTATGGCTGGAGAGGCTGCAGATGCGCCGATCCCTCCTCGCCGCACCCCGTCCACTGGCAATCCGCTTCTCGAGGCCCTTGAAGTAACAGAGGTTCAGGCTCCGTCAGCCGGCGGCCCTGACCCCGCAGAGCTTGCTCGCCTCAGCCAGTCGCAGTTCTCGCCTATCACGGGAGCCGGAGGTGCGTTCCAGCAGATTCCTTACCAGCTGGACCCTGACGTCAGGCAGGAGATTCTGACTCGCTCCGCTGTAGATGCAGACGGCAACCCCGTCATGGCCGAAACCGGAACCCGGCCCACCCGCCTGGTGAAGCGGCGCAGTCGCGGCGAAGGAGGCTCGGACGCAGAGCGCATGTGGCTCACTCCTATCGGAGACGGCCGCTTCCAGATCTCTTCGGAAGGCGGTACCACTCTTGATACAGTCGCCACCGAAGACCAGGTCCGCGATCTGGTTCGGGTCGGTGGCTGGGAGTGGGACTCCGGACCGAAGATCGACGTCGCTGCGCCTCTACCTGACCCGCAGATGGTTGGGCGTGCGCTCGTTGAGTATTCAAAAGAAGCTGGCGCGGTCGGCAATCTGGCGCGTGCTGTGGCAGACCTGGAGGTCTTGCGTAAGGCGGACCCGCAGCTGTACGAGCAAGCCATCGGCGTTGCGGGCGGTGGCACGGTAGACGAAGCCACTCCCGTAAATGTTCAGTCCGGGCTCAAGCTGGCCCAAGATGCCGCTCGCGCAACAGCCGTAGCTTCCGACCAGCCTGCTGGGGCCGCCCGAGTAGGTATCGGCGAGGCGGACATCCCGACCACCGCAGATCCCAGAAGCGCCGACCTGGCTGCCCGCGTTGCGGCCGCCAGGTCAGGAGCGTCTCCGCTTGGCGTGCGCCTGCCCACGAATGACCTGAGCACGCAGATCCAGGTAGGAGCCGGACAGGCACCAGTGGCGAATGCTGTGCAGGGCGGCAGCGAGCTTGTGCGCCCGCAAGAGTTCCCGCCCGAAGCATGGGGTAGCACTCCAAACGAACTGCCCGGCGGGGAGCCTGGTCGCGGAACTTACCAGCCGATTGTCAGGTACTCACTGCCGGAGGGCGAGCTTGGCCCAGAAGTTCCCATCGGAGTCAGCGGACAAGACGTCGGCGTTCTTGGCGGACGCAGGCGCTCCAGCTCTATGGACGTTGGTGCGCAGGGCGAAGCCTTCGTTGTTCCGCAGGATGTGCCATCTGGCCCGCTCGAGCCTATGCCTGGCCCTCAGCCCATGCGGCCAGATTTCACAGTCGCCCCAGACGGCACCGTCTTTCCGACGATGGACGCCCGCTCTTCGTCTGTGCTTGACGACCTGCTTCCGAGCGAGTCGCCAGCCATGCAAGGCAGCATGGCTTTCCAGATCAATCCGGGAAGCTGGGCGTCCGATATGTTCGGCGGGCGGCGTGACGATCTCGCTGATCTGATCCGTTCCGCTCAGGGCATTGATCCGTTTATGGTCAGCACTGCCGATATGCCGGTGCAGTCTGCGTCTGATTTCATTTCGTCTCTGCCGCCTGATGTTCGCGCTGAATGGGGCCGTTCGGGAATGCCGCGAATGGGCGGAGCAGACACGGTACAGATGAACGCTACGCTGCGTCCAAGCGCAGTGCGCGATGCCGCTGGCCCGACTTATTCAGCAGATGGCCTTCCTACCGGCGGCGGAAACGCCACCATTCCGAGATTCATCACAGACGCGGAGCTGGAGCAGGCGTTCACCCGCCAGCAGCCAGTTCCCGGCGAGAGGTTTATCACCAACAACCAGCCGAGATTCTCGCCAGAGAACATCGCGGAGGTGGAGCGCCGCGTTGAGGAGCTGGTAGAGCTCCGGCAAGCCCTTGAAGCACGGGCCAACTTCGCAGAGCAGGCCGCCCAGCAGGGCCGCATGACGATCGAGGAGCTCAACCGGACCCGCACGGAGGTGATGAACCAGATCGGCAACCTGAACCAGGAATACGACCAGCTGGTGAATAAGGTGACGCTCAGGCAGCAGCTGCGCAGCACTCGCCCCGAGCGCATGGCCGCCGAAGACGCAGCCCGCAAGCAGCGGAACGTGATGGACGATCGGTCCACCGAAATGCGATACGCCGCCTCCAACGTGCAGTCCGAGATCAACCGCCTGGAGGGACGGCTCGACGAGGAGGGCCTGACATACGGCGAGCTGGATCAAGACGCACTTCGTCGCCAGGCCGGCCAGGATGTCGCTGAGCGGGGCCTGCAACAGCAGACCGACGTCGCAGATATCAATCAGGCGCTCTCTCAGGGCAGCGGCTCGCCAGACGACTTGTCGGCTGACGAACTTGGTCAAATCGCCGACGACGTTCTTCAGCCCAAGCGCGACCCGAACGCTCGGGGCCGCAGCGAAGACACTGGCGTAACCTACTCTCGCCCCGCCGCGTTTGGCAGGTACGACTCCAGGACTCCAGACGGCCGGCCGAGCGAGGAGTTCCTGCGCGAGGTCGCCGAGAGGCAGCGAGAGATCGACGCTCTTATGCCCACAGACTCCGCACTTCTTTCAGAGAAGGAGCGGATTGCCATCGCAAAGAAGCAGGCGAAGTTGCAGAAGCAGCTCAATAAGGAGATGGCGCAGTGGTCGGGCGACGCGCAGGGCAGCGCTGGAGTCAACCTGCCGACGGTGAATTCTCGCAAGACTGCGGGCGCAGCGCAGGCAGCTATGGTCGACAAGCTTCTGACGGGTTCGCCCGAAGAGCGCATGCAGGCACTCAACGATCTGTTCTCGTCGAAGGTGCGTGGAGAGTACACGGCCTTCAAGGATCCAGACACTGGCGACATCACAGCGCCAAAGCCTGGCGAGGCCATGCCGGACGCTGGCACCGAGATGATCCGCGACATGGACGAGGCGAACCAGCGCTGGGATACGCGCCTGCAGAAGTACGTCGGCACTGGCGAATGGCGGCCGTTCGATGCGGCGCGTGACGCTGGCCGCGAAGACGAGATTCGGCTGCAGAACTTCCAGCCTGTGCCGGTGAAGGTGCGGTCAAGCGAGGGGGCCTTCGACAACATCCAGAAGATGGCTGCGGATCCGCGAATCGGCTCTGTCGAAAACCTGATGTACCAGGTCCTGCGGCTGAACGCTGACGCATCTCGCAACATGGCTCCCGACGCCCTGCTGGGTGCGGCACAGCGACTGGCAGCCGACGTCGAGCGCGTGGCACCACGACCGGTATCGGCCGATGCTGGCGCGCGGGTCGGTACGCCGAGCT